GCTGCCTGCCTCGGAGATGCCCGTTTCGGGGTGAAGTGCTATCACCATCCGGAATTGCTCGAAGAAGCCCGGCAATCGGGGCGCACGGCGGGATTTGCGGAGCTGCTGGAAATGTTCAAAGCCTCCATCTTCGCCGATCCGTCCCGCGACGAGTGGAGCGGCACCGCCACACTGCTTCTCTCGGAAATGATGGCCGACGAGATCACCAAGCACGTGGCTTCGAAATACACGCCCGAGCAGCTTGGGCGGCGTCTTAACCAACTCAAGGCCCAGGGATACCCAATCGCGTATCAGCGCTGTAGCGGTCTCGCCCGCACGCGCCTCTGGATCATCACCCGCGACGATAGAAACCCAGACATGGAGCCGTTTTGAGCATGAAAAGGAACCTCTCAAATTTAATCCGTCCTCGTAATTTTAGGACAGAGGACAGCAAAAATCGCGTTTTACTCAATGTATGCGCACACATTTGTATGTGTATGCGCACCACATACGTTGTTCATTTCCCCCGTATATGTACTTATTATTTACTGTCCTTACTGTCCTACTGTCCTAAATCAAGGAAATATCAGGGTTTGCGGCTAGGACAGTATGAGGACAGTAAGAAGGGAGGCTGCGCCCATGTCTGACGACTACGCCGCCCGCCAGGCGGAACGCGACCGTCGCTATCGCGAGGCGTGGGATGGCCCGGAAGCTCGCCAATGGCGCGGATCACTCCCGCTTGAGGAACGTCGCCGCCTCGAAGCCGAGGGGCTTCTTGCACCTCTGCTGAACCGAGCAGGGTCAACAACCCGTGAGGAGGACGCAGCCGAGATGGGCGAGGCCTCCGTGGAAGCGCCTCATGTCTCAGGCTCCGATTCTCTCGAAGCGATTCTGGCCGATTACCCACACCTCGAAGCCGTGATTGAGGAGCGCGCCCGGAAAATGAACGGTGGGGGCTGCGGCGGAGAAACGCTCCGCAAACTGGCACTGCTCTTTATCGACCAGAAACGCCGCGCTCTCAACGCCGACTGCCTCGCCTTCGTTTCGGGGCTCTCGTTCCGCATGGGCGAGAGCGGGACAAGCCTCGCCAAGAAGCATGGCATTAGTCGCCAAGCATTCCATAAGCGTTGTGGTGATCTTCTCAAAGAACTTGGGCTGCCGCCATCGCGAGCCATGAAAAGCAGGAAGGCATGCGATTCATACCGCGCATCAAATCGCCGATGGTCTGTTGCTCGTATGGTTAACCATACGACCGGCCCCCATTGACACGCGCCCCCCGGCATGAACGATACGTCCATCATCACCGCTGAAAACGCCGTGCAGATTCCGGGGGTCCGCGCCACACGCCTTGGACTTGAGATCGATGAAAACCTTTCTCCCGAAGCTGTCGCCACTGTATTTTCCTGCATCGAACACATCACCGGTTGTTCGAATTGGCTCTGGGGCGATGCTCTCGCGTATGCCGGGAGGAAGTGGGGAAATCAGTTTGTGGACTCGAAATACAAGCAGGCCGCACTGGCGACAGGGCTCGCAGTCCCCACTCTCAAATGGACACGTCATACTGCAGAGCGCATCCCCATGCCCCGCCGCCGTCACGAACTTACCTTCACCCATCATGCTGAAATTGCATTCGGCTTCGACGATCCCGCTGTTCAGGACCAATGGCTCGACCGTGCTGTTGCCGAGAAATGGACGGCGATCCAGCTTCGCAAAGCTATCCGCCTCTCCAAACAGGAGATTTTCGAAGAACCAAACAAGGAAGCTGGGAAGTTTGCTCCCTGCGCGGCATACATCGACTTGGTTGAGTGGCTTCGGAAAGAGGACTTTAAACTATGGCCGGAGGATCAACTCAAAGTCTGGATTGACGACCTGCTAGTTATTCAGGAAATCCGCCAACAACTTCTCACCATTCAAAGGCAATGAACGAAACGCAAGCCACACAAGACCTCATCGAGAATGGCGCTGTCCATCGCCCCGGTTGTTACGCGCCAACGCCGCGTGCCATGCGCGAACCCTCCTCAAAGTGCTGCGATACGCCGCTCGTTCGTCAAAGCGCCGTCGCTTACCGCTGCATAAGCTGCGCCCGTCTTTTCACGGCGGCACAACTCCGGTCGCTCGGCATTGATCCCGAGCGGATCGGCTGACGTGCGCCAACGTCGCGCGAACGTGAGGCGGTTCTAAATCGGATTCGATCATCTCTGGCTGACAAAAAAATTTCGGGGTCCCTGGGCCGAGAAAGGCTTTTGGGGTTGGCCAGTCCATCGGTCTGTTTAAGAGAGAAGTTGTTTTTTCGCACTTTACACTTTTTTTATGCCCATCCTGCGGGCCAAAAGCCATCGCCAACAGAGTAAAGTTTTCGGGTGGGTCTCAAAAATGGGTGTAAAGCATGCGCAAAAAAGAGGGCTAAAATCCCCCTTTTTCGGCAGGTGAAGAGCGGGACGACGATTGACGTAAAACGCCGGAAAGCAAGCACCCATAAGGCTTGGACGCCAGTTCTGCAATTGCTGTGCGCGACTAGAACTGTCATTTGCCGCCGTGTTTTACACACGCAGACCCTTTATCTAAGCTGTTTGGATAGGCACAAAGCACTTTACACCGCCCTCCCGGCCCTCCCGATTTTGACATCCGCGCATTGGCATGAGCGAACCGTCCAATATCACCCCGGAAATGGCCGAGCGCGTGCTCGAAGCCAACTGGAAGAACGTCATCCGCCGTGTCTCCACTGGCAAAACCCTCAACGCCACGGAACTCGGGATATTGAAGGCGCGCGCGGCGAACAGCCGGGACACCGTAACCACTGCCAAGGATGTCACCGACCTCGCAGAGATTCTCTCGGTTTCACGACAGACCATTCACACCTGGCTAAAACGCAAAAGCGCTCCCAAGGTGCAGGCAGACGGCTCCCACCTCGTGCTGGCGTGGCGGCAGTTCATCGAAGTCAACGGGTTGAAGGGATCGACCCTGCACGACGGGGAGGCGCTCAAGGCCCGTAAACTTCTGGCCGAGGTTGAGGATCGGGAATTGCGGGTCGCACTCAAGAGGGGCGTCTACGTTGTCAAAGGCGAGGTGGAAGCAGAGTGGCACCGGCGCATGGCGGTCTTGAAGAACCTGCTCTACGCCAAACTCACCTTGGAACTGCCGCCGTTGTGCGCGGGCCAGGATGCGATTGCAATCCAGCAGATGAATCAGACCGCGCTGGATGCTGCGCTCACTGAGGCGGCGGGCGCGTGACCTTTTATGACGAACTCTGGCGGCGGGTGTGTGTGCCGCCTGACCGCCGTCCCATCTGGCAATGGGCGGAAGAGCATATCAGGGCTATCCCGTATTCGCCGAGTCCCGGCGCGTTTCGCGTGGCGAACTCTCCGCAGATCAAAGCGGTGTTCGAGGCGATCACGGACCCACGGGTGCGCGTCGTGTCGATCATCGCGGCGGTGCAAGCTGCCAAAACGCTGGTTTCGGAAATCTCGCTCGCCTACATCATCGCCAACATGCCGGGGCCCACGCTCTGGCTCAATGAGACGGACGAGGATGCGCGGGATCAGAGTGAGTCCCGGTTGCAGAAACTCTTCGACGTGTGCGCCCCTGTCCGAGCCCTCTACCCGGCCAACCGGCATAAAAAACGGAACACGACGATCCATTTTGCCAATGGCATGACGCTCTGGATCGTGGGGGCACACAACAAGACGAACCTTCAGCGCCGTTCGATTCGCTGGATTTTCGCCGATGAGACGTGGAACTATCCCACCGGTCACATGGCCGAGGCCGAAGCGCGGGTGACCGCTTTCGGCTGGTTGGGCAAGTGCATTTTCATGAGCCAGGGCGGCGAGGAAGATGACGACACCCATCGGAAGTTTGAAACGACCGATCAGCGCGAGTGGACGTTCGCGTGTCCCGAGTGCGGGCATCGGCAGCCGTTCAAATGGGAGAATATCGAGTGGTCAAAAGACTGCCGGGACGAAAACGAGCAGTATGACTTCGCACGGGTGCGTGAAACGACCGCCCTGCGGTGTGAGGGTTGCAATGTCTACCTACCCGACAGCGATGAGACGCGGCGGCGGTTGAACGGCACCGGGTTGTTCGTCGCCCAGAATCCCAAGGCGGCAAAGGAGAATGTCGGGTTCCATTGGAACGCGCTGGCCACGATGCCGTGGGGAGCACTGGCGGAATTATATCTTCGGGCAAAGATGGCGGCGCGTCGGGGCGACCTGTCCCTCTTGCAGCAGTTTATCCAAAAGCGGCTCGCGCTGCCGTGGCGGGAGTTCAGCGACGATCACGAGGTGGAGATTCCGCCATCGGACTACAAGCGGGGCGACCTGTGGGATAAGGAAGCGTGCGTCGATCACCGGGGACGCATTCTCCCGCCGCCCCATCCCGAGCGGAGCGTTCCATTGCGGATGCTCTGCGCCGACATCCAAAGGGACTGTGTCTATGCAATTGTGAGGTCGTGGGCGGCGGATGGTTCCTCGCGGTTGATCTGGAACGAGCGGCTCCTCACTTTTGACGATTTGGAAACTTTGCAGGAACGCTTCAACATCCATCCCTCGCTGGTGTTTGTGGACTGCGGCTATGCAACTTCGCAAGTATACGGCGAGTGCGCGAAGCGAGGTTGGATCGCTTTGATGGGCGATGCGCGTGGCACGTTCGTTCACCGGGTCAAAGGCAAACCGCCCGTGCAGCGGTTCTATTCGCCGCGCCGTAAGGTAGTTTTAAGACGGGATCTGATTTGCTCGATGTTTTACTGGAGCAACTTGGCGTGCAAAGACACGCTTTCCCGACTGCGCCGCAATCAGGACCCGGAGCGCGGCCCTACTTGGGAACTGCCCTCGGACATCGACGCAGATTATCTGGCGCAGATGCAGAGCGAGCACCGGGTGAAAGAGAAGAGCGGCAAATGGGTGTGGAAACAGATCGGGGACCGGGCCAACCATTTCTTCGATGCGGATTCCATGTCCGTCGCGGCGGCCTTCATGTTGAAACTGATCGGCGCTGAATCCATCAGCCCGGAACCGGAGGTTGCGAAGTAATCAAATGCTGTGCCTGCCAGCCCGCGTCGCCATCAACTTAAGTCAGATAGATGAGTGGAAGTCATTCGGGATAGGAGCGAATACAGCACCATGAAAACGACGCCAACCACCAACGCCACCATGAAATCCGAAATCATAATTTGGTCTGCAATAGGGCACACGCCCATCACTCACCGCAGCGGATCATACTGCGACGTTCTGCTTGAAACCGTCAGGGAAGTAAAGAATCCGGAAGAGGCCCGCGAGATCGTCAAGGAACTGATGCGGAGCACGCCCGGTGCCGACACAGCCCACTTCAAGCTCCCTGAATTCTGGAACCAAAACACCCGCACGGGTTGGTTGAAAATCTCCGACGCTCTCACCGCCGCCAGCCAATCAAACGCCGTGCCTGAAGCCCTGAACGACTGATACTAAAGATTCTTTGATTACTCGATGTTTTTGGCCCGTGGAGTGATCACAGCACCATGAAAACGAACAAAGCAGCAACCGCGAACGCCACCGCGAATATTGAAAGCCGCGTAAAAGATTGGGGTTTCTTTGGGACCATCCAAGAGAACCTGAAACTGAGCGACGCCGAAGCCGCCGAAGCCTTTGACCTGGCGGTGCGCTTCACCGCGAAGCGCCTCAAGATGGAACTGCCAGCCGCCCGGCGCTTCCTGGATTCCCGGCTGGGTCGGCATCTGGCCGACGTCTGCAATGAGGCAACCCCGAAGCGCATTGAAGAGGTGCTTGGGTCGCTTTATGGCCAATGGAAGCGAGACGTGCGGGAATTCAGCCGCGTCGCCATCAACACCACGGACGAGGGTTTCTACGCTTGATTTTATGAACGCCACCACCGAATCCACTGAGCAGGAACGCATCGAAGTCGTAGTTGGGATTGTTGTCGCCGTTGCCGAGACCATCAAGGAACTGGGCAGCGTGCCGAGCGGCCATCTTTACGCCCGGCTCATGGGCCACATAAGTTTGGAAACCTACGAGGGCATCATCGGCGTGCTCGTTCGCAAGGGCATGGTGCGCCAGGAACCCTCTCATCTATTGGTCTGGACGGGACTCAACCTCAACAAATGAAAAGAACACCTATGGAAAAAATCACACTCTACTACCGCGAAGGCGCGTCCGATAAAGTATATCAAGCAGCCATCGAAGCGGCGGACGGCGGCTACGTCGTCAACTTCGCATACGGTCGCAGGGGAGCGACCCTGGCCACTGGCTCCAAGACACAGGAGCCCGTCGATTACGCCGCTGCCAAGCGCATCTTCGAAAAGCTCGTCCGGGAGAAAGCAGCCAAGGGCTACACGCCCGGCGAAGACGGGACGCCGTATCAGCACAGCGACAAGAGCGTCAGCGGCATCCTGCCCCAGTTGCTCAATTCCATTTGCGAAAGTCAGATGGAGACGCTGCTTGGGGATCGGCACCACGTCATGCAGGAAAAGCACGATGGTCGCCGGTTGATGCTGCAAAAGCAGGGCTGCACCATCACGGGCATCAACAAGCTCGGCGTATTGACCGGATTCCCTGCGGTCGTTGCCGATGAATTCCAAGTAGGGGAGATGGACTTCATCATCGACGGCGAAATCGTCGGGGAGCAATACCACGCCTTCGATCTGCTGGAACTCGACGGGAAGGATCTGCGCGACAGAACATACAAAGACCGCTACCTCCACCTGATGAATCTGCTGGCGTCCTTCAATCACCGGCACATCAGTCTGGTGGAATCCGCCTCTCTGCCACGGCAGAAGCGGGAGTTGTTTGAGCGGATCAAAGAGGGAGGCCGCGAGGGCGTCGTGTTTAAGTGCAGCGATGCGATGTACACCGTGGGCCGTCCCAGTTCCGGCGGGGCACAGTTGAAATTCAAGTTTCAGGAAACAGCCTCGTTCATCGTCAGCAAAGTGAACGGGAAGCGGAGCGTGTCGCTGACGGTATTTGACGGGGACCAAGTAATTCCAGTCGGCAACGTCACGATCCCGCCCAACCACGATGTCCCGCCAGTCGGGGCCATTGTAGATGCTCGTTATTTATATGCATATCTCGGCGGCAGCATCTTCCAGCCGGTGTATTTGGGCGTTCGGGACGACATCCGCGCCGAGGAATGCGTCATCCACCAGCTAAAATACAAATCGGAAACGGCCATCGAAAGCTAATCAAACGCTGTGCCTGATACGCATCATGGCGAGTAACTAAATAATACTAGATAACTCGATGATTTACAGAGAAAGAGCGAATGTTTCATCAATGAAAACAACACTGACAGCCACCGCCAAAGCCCCGCGCCGCACATCGAAAGACGAAGCGCGGGACGCATTTATTGATCGCATCGCCAGCGCCCGCGAATTGCTGACGCTGCTGACCCGCCACCTCGACGACCACATGGAAGTCGCCCCCGACGAAGTGAACTGGGCGAACGTGGGGGATGCAGGGCGCTTGGTTGAAGTTCTCAAAGAAGCCGCACGCGGGTGCAACCTGATCGGGGAGGAAGAATAAGCCATGCCCGCAAAAGTCCAGCCCTACGCAGCGAAAATCGCGCGGGAGATTCTTGATTTGGAAACCCTCGAAACCCGCAGGATGGACAGCCTTGATTTTCATGAACTGGCCGTTTGGGAAATTCGCGAGGCCCTCGAAGCAGCCTACAACGCCGGGCGGGATGCTGCCGCCAAGGCGAAGAAACCCATCAAACTCACGGGCGGAATGCACATGCCCTCAAGCATCCCGGAGGAATAAGCCATGAACATCGATCCAAACTACGCCCGGTTTAGCGCGAACCCCGACCGCCTCGATGGCGCGGTCCAAAATACGGCGACCGCCCGCATGGGCGTCGCATTCAACTACAGTGCGAAGGAGCAGATCGACGCGGTGGAGATCGCCTTCGCCAACGAGCCGCACGGCAACATGCGCTCGATCCTGGTGGTCGACATGAAAGCGGCAAGGGCATTGCGGGACCAACTCGACGCTATCCTTTCCGAATCGAAATAAACTTCATGAAAACAACACTGACCGCCAGAGATAGAAAATATGCCTGCGCCTGTGAAAAGCTAAGAAGGGCTTTGGAGAGAGGGGAAATCAAGACCCGCGAATACACCAAGTGCTGCATCCTTCTTGAGCGTGAATTTGTCGCATCCAACCAACGCGACCCGAAGCAATCCAAATAAAACACCAAACACCATGAACATCACCATCGCATCCAACGCCACCACGGCATCCATCAAAACCACGCACCCCGTCCCTCGTGGTGCATCTCACTTCCGCTACACGGCATCGGGCCGGAAGCCGGTCATCGACAAAATCAACAACCTCGACACGCTGGCCGGGTGCAGCGGGAAACTCGAATACGGCAAAGTCACCTTTGAAGGTCGGGGTCGCCATGCCACGATCAAATCGTTCACCGCGTTGGCCACGGCGAGCGCACCCACGCCAGCGCCTGAGCCCGTGCAACCCGTTTCGCCGCCGCAACCCGCCCCCGTTGAACAGCCTGCGCCGGTTGAAGAGCAGCCAGCACCAACAGCCGGACGGCCCAAGGGCACCAAGCTCAATCGTATCATGGGTTTTTCCGCCTGCGCGGTGGCAAAGGCACTCGGCAAAGCCGGAGTGAAGCATGAAGAAGCCGCGCGCATCTTCCATGCCCACGAGATCGTCATGCCCAAAGCCAGCCTCTCAGTCCAGCTTGGCTTCGGGCGCAACCCCGCGACTTGGGAGCGCCACGGCAAGCCCGCCGACCTCACTGACGTTCAGATCGACGTCCTACGCCACGGCGTAGCGGCGTGAAACTCTCGCCCGCGCAGCAGGTCGCGCTCGTCCAGTCCCTCCACTCCTTCGCGGGAGCGGCGGAGCGATGGGCGGGTGCCGCCCGCCTGGTTGACGAAGCTCTGACCGCACGCATCACGGAGGAGTTCGGCATTCAGGGTGGTTATCGCGGGCACGATTGCGGTCAGGGATTGAGCCCCACCTCGTTGGCCAGAATGACTGTCGGTTAAACCGATAGTCATTTTTTCATCGGAATCGAGGCGGGACACGGCATCTGGCGTATTTGAAATTCCGAGCACGGCGCTCACAAGTTGACACGCCCCCATGGGTGAAACATCAACCCACTATCCTATCATGGCACTCGACGACCACTTCCTTTCCATTCTCAAAACCCTAAAGCTTCCGTTCTTGAACAAAGACACCGTTGCTACCCTCCGCACTCTGGAAGATCGATGGGAGCACTGGCGAAACTGCGAACGCAGATATGCAGACGCAAATATCCCAGCCGATCATGAGGCCGCCTACAACGCCTTCCTCGAAAATCCCGACGATGCGAACCAGCGTGCGCTTCTGGCCACTGCCAACCGGCTTCTCGTCGCCGCCCGCTACGCCTTATTGCGCCGTGCCTATGCCGATCTCCGGTGCAAGGTTAGCACAGAGGCAGGCAAAGTGCTGCTGCCATTCATCGAACCAATCATCGCAGCGATGAGCGCGGAGTATGGCAAGCGTTTGGAACATGCCGAGCCGGTGAATTATTCCAAGCACCGCAATCCCACGGTGATTGAAGCGGAGAATGCGAGTAGCTGCGCCAACTCGATCTATAATCGCATTTTGGCTGCCAGCAGTGAACTTGGTCGCGACGACAGCCCCATGGGACTGGCTCGTCCACTTCTTGACGTGAGGCGCACGCAGAAAGATTGACGCTTTGCGCCAATCACAGCGCCGACCTCCGCCTCCCCGCCCTGGAAATCGTGGTAAGAGGCGAGCACGACCGCAATGGAATGAAAAACCAGCTTCGCGGGCTTTGCGACCGGTTCGATAAGTTCGAGCGAAAGGCAATCCGCTTGATCGCCGTAGGCACGTCGCTGTGAATCGTGCTGGGCGTGCTGGGCTTACTGAAGTTTTTGGGGAAGTTGTGAGGACGGTGCGTTCCGAATCCTTCCAGGCGGGTACGGCAACCATGACGATTGGATCCACATTTCAGCGGCTGAATATCGAGTCACGACGGGCAGACTCTGCGAATTGACTTCGGAAGAGTTTGAGATTAAAAACATTTCTATGTGGAAGACACGAAAGCAACTTCGGAAGCGCTTAGCGCAACTGAAAAAGCGCGATGGGAGCGTCTTCTCGCCACTCCACAACCCTACGGGTCAGCCGATGGGCGGAGACAGTAGGAATCTCGAAGGTGTCTCGACAGGAAATCCCAAGATCCTTTCGGGTGGAGCCATCGAAAGCAACCGTCGTCGTCATTAAGCGTCGGCGGGAGCTTTGTATCCGAACCCCCTTGCTCGGGTCAGTTTCCGTTAAATCAGCAGGGGTTAACCTTTGAAATCAACTTTGAACAAACGCGCCATAGACCACCTCCGCGCCGACCCGGTAATGGCGCGGCTGATTGAGAAGATCGGCCCGATCCAGCATTGCCCAAGACGGCTTCCCCCGTTTGAGTCCCTCGTCCACTCCATCGTTCACCAGCAGTTGAGCGGAACGGCTGCCGGGACGATTCTCAGACGGTTCCAGGCGCTTTTCAGAACCGGACGCTTCCCCTTCCCCGCTGCTCAAGACGTCATACAGGTGACGCCGGAAATTCTGCGAACCGCCGGGCTTTCCCGTCCCAAGGCCAGCTACATCCTCGACCTGGCGCAGAAGGCCAATGACGGGGATGTGCCTTCGATCGACGAGTGCGACGGGATGACGGACGATGAGATCGTGGAGAGGCTGACTGCCATCAAAGGAATCGGGCGATGGACTGTCGAGATGCTCCTCATCTTCAATCTCGGGCGACCAGACGTGCTCCCCGTTCATGATCTCGGGGTACGCAAAGGTTTTCTGATCTCTCACAGGAAACGGAAAATGCCAGAGCCAGAGCAGTTGGCGCGGCACGGCAAACGCTGGTCTCCGCACCGGACCATGGCGGCGCTTTACCTTTGGAGGGCGGCGGATTTTACTGATGAAGACAGGGCGTAATCCTCATCTTTTCCGTTGCTAATTTTGCCTCATTGGAGCAGGAGTTACGACATGCAAAAACGCCATTCAAATTCCCCACTGACCTCAGTGGAGATATGCGCTGGCGCAGGTGGTCAAGCTGTGGGATTGGAGCAGGCGGGTTTTACTCATAGCGCACTCGTGGAGATCGACGGATACGCCTGCGCTACGTTGAGGGCAAATCGTCCCTCGTGG